ATGCCGTCTGCTGGCGCCAGACGGCAGAGTTCGCCGCGAACTACCTGTCGAAAGGCCGGCTCGTCGCCGTGGAAGGGCGCCTGCAGGTCCGGGAATGGGTGGGACAGGACGGGGGCAAGAGGCGCGTCGCAGAGGTTGTGGCCGACACCCTGCAAGCCCTCGACCGGCCCGGGCCACGGGACGAAGGAGGAGGCGATGAAGCGTTCGGGCATTCATAATGTGGGCGGTTCGTGCCCCGTCTGCGGTTCACCGGCGCCGCGCTACCGGCGGACCTGCTCGCGCGAATGTCTCTCCCGCTGGTGGGGGATTCTGAATAGCCGGCGCGCCGCGGCCGGGCCGCCGCCGGAGCCGCGCACCAGGCCATCGCCGCAGATGATAGCGGCGATGGCGCACTTCCTGGAGGTTATCGGGCTGGATGCGTCGCGCGCCCTGGCCCTGATTGACGAGGCGGAGAAGGCCGAGCGTGAGGAGTTCGCTCGAAAGCTCGAGGCAGCCCGGAAACCCTGAGTTTGCCGCACACCTGGCAGACTACCTGGAGCGTGCCATACGGGCGCGCTACGGGTGGACCGGGCACGCGGACGACCTGGCGCAGGTGGCGCGCCTCGCCGTCGCACAGGAGCTCAGGGAGCACGGCCACCTGCCGGAGCCGCTCCTGCGCCGCTACATCCTCCGGCGGGCCTGGTGCGACGTGCGCGATGAGCTCCGGCGGCTGCGCAGGCAGGACCCGCGCCTGGCGGAGCGAGCGCGCCCCCGGACGCACCCGATGGACTGCCGCCTGAGCATCCGCCTATCAGGGGAGGTGCTGTCCGCCCTGGCGCAAGCAGCCGCCAGCCGGGGCACAACCGTATCTTCGGAGGCTCGGGCCATTCTGGAGGAATCCCTTGGCGTCAGAGCGCGCGGCGCTGCTCGCTGACATCTACGCGCGGCTCGAGGCGGCCCGCAGAGCCGGAGACCGCGCCCGGTTCCCGGGCTCATCCTGGGGGCAGGTCATCCGGGCCCTGGCCTACCGCGTGCAGGACCCGGACGAAGCGTTCCACTTCGCCTCCGTGTTAGACGGCATGACGTCCGGGTCCTGGGACGCGGACGCCAGGGACTACGTGAACCATCTCCTGACCATTACTTCTGACCTGCGCCGCCAGACGCTGGCGGCGCTGCCAACGGAAAATCTCTGGGAAATTTTGATGCTGCTCGCCGAAAGGTAAGGTTGTCCGACATTCTGTCAGCGAGTACATATACAGGCAGCAAGCAGAGCGGACAAAATACAGCCTCCTTTCCCTTTCTCTGAGGGCTCGCCTCCTCCGGTGGGCCCTTTTTCCGCTTCCGCTCTGGCCGGCCACCAGGCCGGCGAGGATTGAAACATGCCGCGCGGACGCCCGACGAAATACAACCCGGAGATCGCGGACCGGATCATCGCCGACATCCGGCGCGGGTCCTCGCGCGAGGAGGCGGCCGGCGCAGCCGGCATCGCCGAGAGCACCCTGCGCCGCTGGATGGCCAGACACGCAGACTTTCGCGCCCGGGTCCATGAGGCCGACGCCTGGGCGGTGAAAAGTGCGGAGCAGGCGGTCTACGAGCGCGACCCGCTGCGCTGGCTGCAGGCGAAACGGCCGGAGGTATGGGGCAACCTGGGCCGGCAGCGCATCGAGGTTTCCGGGCCCGCGGGCGGCCCGATTGACATAGCGCATGCCATCGACACCGGCAGCATCATCGCGGTGGCGCGCTGGCTCGAGCAGCGCGAAGCGGAGCCCGGAACGGAGCCTGAGTGACGCACGGCGGGCGGTGCTCGCCCTCGCCCGCCAGAGACTGATCCCGTTCGCCTGTGTGACTCTGCCGGGCTACCGGCCCGCGCCGCATCTGGCGCGTCTGGCCGAGGCGCTCGAGGCTGTGGAGCGAGGAGGGATCCGCCGCCTGATGGTCTGGATGCCGCCGCGCCACGGCAAGAGCGAGCTGGCCAGCATCCGTTTCCCGGCCTGGTACCTGGGCCGCAACCCGGACCGGCGCGTGGTGCTGGCTGCCTACGGGGCGGACCTGGCTCAGCGGTTTTCCCGCTTCGTGCGGGCGACGATCGAGGGGCCGCAGTTCCGGTGCGTCTTCCCGGGAATCGGGCTGTGCCCGGACAGCCGGGCCGTGGATTCATGGGATATCGCCGGACGAAAAGGGGGCCTGAAGGCCGCCGGCGTCGGGGGGCCGCTGACCGGTCACGGGGCGAACCTGCTGATTATCGACGACCCCCTGAAGAACCGGGAAGAGGCTGACAGCCAGACCATACGGCAGGCCGTCTGGGACTGGTACACCAGCACCGCGTATACCCGGCTGGAGGAGAACGGAGCAATCGTTTTGATCCAGACGCGATGGCACGAGGACGACCTGAGCGGGCGGCTGCTTGCGGCACAGGGCACGGACGCCCGGGCGGATGAGTGGACGATCATCCACATGCCCGCCATCGATGGGAATGGCCGCCCGCTCTGGCCGGAGCGGTATCCGCTCGAAGAGCTGGAGCGGATCAGGGCAAACGTCGGCCCGCGCGACTGGGAGGCGCTGTATCAGGGGCGGCCCGCCCCGCCCGAGGGCAGCGTCTTCCGCCTGGCAGATGTCCGCATCGAGGACCGCGCCCCGGCGCATCTGCGCCTGGCCCGGGGCTGGGACCTTGCGGCATCCAGCCGGACTACCGCCGACTGGACCGTCGGGGCACTGTGCGGCCTCGACGGGGAGAACCGGCTCTGGGTGCTCGACATCTACCGGCGCCGCCAGACCTGGCCGGAGACGGTGCGCGACATGGCGGCGCTGGCGCAGCTGGAACCCGGAACCGTCTGGGCCATTGAGCGGGCCGGCTTTCAGCTGGCGGCGGTCCAGCAGCTGCGCGCCGACCCGCGCTTCAACGCCCTGGCCATCCGCGGTATTGAGGCAGACAGGGACAAGGTGGCCCGGGCGCTTGCCTGGAGCGGCAGGCCGATCCATCTCGTGCGCGCATCCTGGAACCAGGAGTTTATCGCGGAGCTGGTGGCGTTCCCACAGGGGCAGCACGATGACCAGGTGGACGCGGTGAGCACGGCCTGGGCCGCGCTTTCCCGGCTGCGCCCGCCGGCATCGGCAACCGTGGAGGAGCGCGGCTGGTACGCCGCAACGGACAAAGACGCATGGCACTGGGGGACATCCTGAGATGGCCGTGGCCGGCGCGCGCCGTGGAGCCTGAGGGCGCGCCGGTTGACCGCGTGGAGCGCCTGTACGCGCGCGCGCTGGAAGGGCAGTGGGACGGCATCCAGGATCTGCTGGAGGAGGAGCGCGGCTGGAAGCGCATCTCCAGCCTGTCGGGACAGGCCACACTGGATCCGGCCGAGCACAGCCTGATGCTCCGCCTGGCCATGCACTTCGTTGGCACCAGCCCGCTGGCCGTGAAGATCATCCGGACCATGGCGGCACATATCTGCGGCAGCGTGCTGCAGTTCTCGAGCCCCAACCAGGAGCTGCACGAAGAGCTGGCGGCGTTCTGGCGTGATCCCGTGAACGGGCTGGAGCGCGACTACGTGCGGCTGTGCCGGGAGTGGCTCGCCCTGGGCGAGCTGTTCCTGCCGGCATTCATTGCGCCGCAGACGGGGCGGATGCGGATCGGGTACCTCCACCCCACGCAGATCAGCGCGGTCTCGACCGACCCGGAGAATGCGCGGATCGCCACGAGCGTGACCGAGTCCCGGCCAGAGGGTGACCGGGAGTGGATGATCCTGAACTCGCCGCCCGTTCTCGAGGCTCTCCGCCGGGGGGATATGCCGGATCCGGGCACGCGCTGGCTGCTCTACTTCCCGCTCCAGGCCGGCATGGTGGGCCGCGGGCGCAGCGTGCTCGAGACGATGTTTTACTGGATCCACCGGGCGGAGCAATTCCTCAACGACCGCATGATGCTGAACGCCCTGACCAAGGCATTCATCTGGCAGGTGCGCGTCAGCGGCAGCGAGGCGGACGTGGCACGGCGCGCGATGGAGATCGGCCAGAGCCCGCCGCGCCCGGGCAGCGTGCAGGTGGTCAACGAAAGCGAGAGCTGGGAGGCCGTGGTGCCCTCGATGCACGCAAGCGATGCCCGCAGCGACTATCTGGCGGTTTTGAAGTACGTCGCACTTGGCGCCGGCTTCCCGGAGCACTGGGTGGGCGCGGCTGACGACGTGAACCGCACGACCGCGGACAGCGCCTCCGAGCCGGTGATCCGGGACCTGGAGGTGCTGCAGACGCAGTGGTTTGACGGCGTGGTCCGGCCGCTGCTGCAGATCCAGGGGTATCTGCTGGCCGCAGCCGGCATGGTGCGGGCGGCGCCGGAGGAGATCGAGGCCGTGGACATCACCGCGCCCGATCTGTCGCGCAGCGACAACACCCGCACAGCGGACGCGACGCTGCGCATGGTGCAGGCGGCGCAGCTGGCGATGGCGGGAGACCTGATGTCGCGCGAGACGGCCAGGCAGCTGGTGCACAACGCCGCCGGTGTGCCGGTGCCGGACAATCTGGACGATATGATCGCCGGGGAGCGCAGGCGGGACCAGGCGGCCGTCTATGCGGCGTGGCGGCCGCCTGAGCTCCCGGCGATGGAGGAAGAGCAGTGACGGAGACTGTGACGATCCGGGAGGCGGCGGCGATCGAGGCCGCCGCATTCGACGAGGAGCAGCGCATCGTGCCCGGCGCGGTGCTGATCCGCGCGGGCCTGAGCCGGAACCGGAACCGCTACCGCGAGGAGGTGCTGGCGCGCGACTGCCACATCATGGAGGGCCTGCCGGCCAGAAGCGGGCACTACCGTTCGGGGGATCTCACCGGGCGAAGCGA